CTTTGACGTTTACAGGGGTAGTTACGGAAGCGGTAGCCGGTATACAATAATGCATGCTAAGGTAGCGCCAACAGCCAAAACAATCACTTATAGAAGCCTGATGAATGCATGGCAGAAAGAACGCAATTCAGGGTCTAAACTTGCGAGGGCGATATCGCAGGCAGATCACGCGTCACAAGCCAATCTGTATGCTATGGCAAAAGGATATGATGTTGTAATAGACAAAGGTGGGTCTAACTACCATATGGTTATAAATCGCAGAGGACTTATATTGTCTGATAAAACATTCTAAAGGGAGAATCAAAATGGCAGAAATAGACGTTAAGATGATGAAGGCGGGCAAGCCGATGCCCGGCGCAACACTGAAGAAAAAAAGCACAAAGCAGACAGCCAAGAAAACAAAAAAGAGCAAATAGCTATGATTTAATGTCGCTTTTCAGGCGACTTTTTAAGTATTTATGGCGAAGAGAGGCAGACCGCGCAAGGTCGATGTTCAAAACTTAATAGATGGTGTAGACGAGTACCTTGCGTCCACTACTTTGCCGATAGTGGCTGAGTATGCATTGCAGAATGGCATTACAAGAGAATACTTGTATCAGCTTGCAAGCAAAGAAGAGGAAGAGGGTAGACCCGAATTATCTCACGCTATAAAAAGAATCGCAGAAACAAAGGCTATTGTACTTGAAAAAGGCGCATTGATAGGCAAGTTCAGCGCGTCTATGGCTATATTCAGCCTTAAACAGCTTGGATGGAAAGACAGACCTGAAGACAAGAGCGAGGGCGCGGGAGTAACGATAGTTGATGACTTCAAGTAACGCAATAAAACTATCTGAGATCCTTGCACCGTCATTCAGACCGGCACACAAAGCCCTTATGGAAGGAAGCGCAGATCAGGTTGTCTTAAAAGGCGGCAGAGGTTCTTGCAAGTCTTCTTATGCGTCAGTCGAGGTTGTATTTCAGCTTTTAAGACATCCTGAAATACACGCGGTTGTAATGCGTAAAGTTGGCAATACGCTCAGATCTACCGTATACGCGCAGTATATGTGGGCGGTGACGGAACTGGGGCTATATTCAGACTTTAAGTTCACAACAAACCCGATGGAGATGACTTACAAGAAGACCGGGCAGAGGATAATGTTCTTTGGAGCAGATGATCCGGGAAAGCTTAAGTCCTTGAAGGTCTCGTTTGGCTACACCGGAATACTGCACTTTGAAGAGTTGGATCAGTTCGCGGGCGAAGAAGAGATCCGAAATATAGAACAGTCAGTATTAAGAGGCGGTCCTATAGCGATTGAAATAAAGTCATTTAACCCGCCGCGCACAGCTATGAATTGGGCGAATAAGTATTGTCTGAGGGATAAGCCCGGACAGCTTATTTTGCATTCCGATTATAGAACGGTCCCGGAAGCGTGGCTTGGACAGAGGTTCTTGGCGGATGCGGAGTATCTGAAGGAAACAAACTATCCGGCATACGAACATGAATACCTTGGACTTGCAAACGGAACAGGCGGCAACGTGTTTTCGAACGTCAAGCCGCTTGATATGTACGCACAGGGCGAAGACGGACGCAGGCTTGTTGATGTATTTGACCACCATTTCAACGGCATTGACTGGGGATATTACCCTGATCCTTTTGCTTTTAATAGGTGCCATTTTGATGCGGCGCGAAGAGATCTGTATATCTATGATGAACTCACGCTTTATAAACACGGAAACAGGGAAAGCGCAGATAAAGTCATAGCAACAGGAGTCGGAACAGAAAAAATAACATGCGACAGCGCAGAGCCGAAGTCAGTCGGAGACTATCGCAGTTACGGGCTTGTAGCTTCAGGCGCGCAGAAAGGTCCGGGATCTGTTGAGTATTCCATGAAGTGGCTTGCGAGTCTTAATAATATCTATATAGACACGAAGCATTGCCCGGATACTTGGCAAGAGTTCACAGAATACGAATACGAAAGAGATAAAGACAACAACATAGTCTCAGGATACCCGGATGCGAATAACCACCATATAGATGCAGTCAGATACGCGACAGAAACATATTGGAAGAGGCGCGGACAATGAGCAAGTTCAGAGAGTGGCTATATAGTTTTTTACCATACGAAATAAAAGACGAGTACATAACAAAGTACAAGAGTCTTGAAAAGAAGAACGAAGCGCTTGAGCAAGAGATCAGAGAGCTAAGAGCATATATAGATGGAATGCATGCGGTTCTGAGGCGCAGGGTATACATAAAGAACGAGGTCAATGCTAATGAAAAGCATAACAAGTCTTAAAGAGATATTTCACGTAAAAGAGATCACAAGTCAAAAGATGCTTGATGCAATTCAAGACTGGTATGACTTGTATTATGGCGAAGAGCAGACGGATGAACACGATAATCAGCGCCTTGCATACACCATAGTCCGAAAGCTTACGAAGAATATCTTTTCAGAGTACAGCGCAACAGGAGAAAACGAGTTCGAAAAAGCAGTTCTTGAAGCGCTTGGCAGGGCGAGGAAAAAAGCCGCACAGCATATGCTTATAGGCGGCGAATGCTTTTTAAAGCCGCTTATATTTGATAAAAGGCTTGATTTTATGGTCATCCCGAAAGACGAGACAACCATAACAGGCAGAACAGAGACCAACGAAGTAAACGATATTTGCACAGAGACGCGCACAGAGCTTAATGGCAAGTATTACACGTTGTGTGAGCGCCGGTATATTGACGAAGACGGAAAGCTAACAATACAGGCGAAGCTTTACAGATCAGACACAAGAGAATATTACGGCAAAGAGGTCCCGCTTGCAGAAGTGCCGCAGTATGCGGATGTAGAGCCTGAAATCAAGCTTAATATGAACAACATTGGCTTGATACCTTTTGTGTGTCCGGCAGAAAACTGTATTGATGGCACAGATGATCCCGTATCAATATATGCCGCCGCGTCAAAGCTTATTCACGATATCAATATCAACGAACAGCAGATAAACGGCGAATTTGAGCGTGGCAAGTCAAGGATAATAGCGTCAGAAGACTATCTCAAACAGTCGAACGGCAAGTATTCAGTCGAAGACGATGTATTCACGTGGATGCCGGACGATCCTGAGAATGTAGGCTTGCAGATCTTTGCACCGGCATTCAGGGAGCAGTCATATCTTGCGAGAAAGACCGAATACTTAAGAAACATCGAGAGCATAATCGGACTTAAGCGCGGATTATTATCAGACGTTGAGACGGAAGACAAGACCGCAACAGAAATCACGTCAAGCGCGGGCGATTATAATCTCACAGTCATAGATTTTCAACAGGCTTGGGAAGACGTTGTAAAAACCGCGTTAAAGGTAACATCGGAGCTTTACACAGAATACAGACTTGGCGATTCTGATTATAACTATGATGAAGATATCGCTATAGACTGGGGCAACGGCGTTTTGTACGATGAAAACAAGACGTGGAATGATTATATGCTTATGGTGCAGAGCGGACTTCTGAAGCCCGAAATAGCAATAGCGTGGTACTTTGGAAAAGACCATACAGACCCGAAGGTACTTGAACAGGTACGCACAGACTTTATGCCGCAACTTACGCAGATGATGGGAGAACAGTAAATGCTAACGCCGGATCAGCTTGAAGCCTTGCAAGAAGCGCTTGAACATATAGCGGACCCGGTGGCAGACTTTATTGTTAAGGATGTAATAAGGCGAATAGCCGAAGCCGGGAAGATAACGCGCACAGCCGAATATCAGCTAAAGCAGGCGATTTGGTTAAAGAAAAGTAAAAAGGATATAAATGCCTTACTGAGTAAATTAAACGCGTCAGAAGAGCTTGCAAAGACCTTTAAAGGGGCATTGGAGACCGCTTGCGCGCAGGACAATGCAACAGCGCTTATAGATGATCCACAGATGCAGAATATCTTGACAGCTGCTATCAATCTTGCGCAAAAGGATTTCACCAACATAACGCAAACGCTTGGCATGGTGGACCCTTACGGCAACGCACAACCACTGCAAAAGGCATACAGGGCATGTACGGATTACGCCTTTAAAAAGGTCATGACAGGCGCACAAAGTTATCAGCAGGCTTGCTACGAAGCAACAAAGAACCTGATAGATCAGGGCGTCAGAGTTGTGGATTATGAGTCGGGCGTGCATACATCCATAGAAGCCGCAGTCAGGCGCAATATATTCGGCGGTATGGGGCTTATGGTCGAACAGATAGAAGACCACATACACGAAGAGCTTGGCGCGACAGGATGGGAATTATCGGCGCACGAAGCTTGCGCAGAGGACCACGAACCGTATCAGGGCAGACAATACACTAACGCAGAATACGAAGCATTAAACGGAACCGCAGACAGCCCCGGACTTCTTAAGCGAAGAATAGGGACATTGAACTGCAAGCACATTGCTTTTCCGATAATGATAGGCATTCAACAGCCGATATACAGCGAAGAACAGCTTGAGGAAATGGCAGAGCGCAACCACAAAGGCGTGACTTTTGAGGGCAAGCACTATTCCATGTACGAAGCAACGCAGATGCAAAGGAAGCTTGAGAGGGCAATAAGAGCGCAACGAAAGAAGATAGTCGCGCTTGAGGAATTGCCGGATCAGGAAGAAAGGCTAAAGGCGGCGCGGATTCGCTACACGCGGCTGAGACAGAAGTACAGAGACTACTCAAAGACCGCCGGATTAAGAGAACAAGAAGCAAGGCTTTTGACTGTTGGCTTTGGACCGACACAGGAAAGAGCCGCACAAAGAGTTGGATAAGGCGCCAAAAGGCGCTTTTTTCATACAATAAACGCAGGGCAGTCGCGTTATAGACTGTCTTTTTTCCATGCCGCAGAAATAGCGGGATACAAGTAATTTTAGGAGAGAAACATGAAAGACATTTACAGCATTCTAAGTGACGCAGGCGTAACAATCGCAGAGGACAAGAAGGAAGCATTCAACAAAGATCTGTTTGCAAACTATAAGTCTGTTGCAGAGCTTACGCAAAAAACGGACAGGATCAAAGAGCTTGAGGGTCAGGTTAAGACCGCACAGGACGGACTTGCAGAAGCAAATAAGAAG